GCACATATGTTTAGATAGTCAATAAAGATAACTTGTGGTTTAAATGACTTCTTTAAAGCAAGTTCATTAAGTAAACTTCTAAAGTGACCTGCGTGAGCAGATGCTGTTGGATATTCTTTAATAATTAACTTACCTTTTGTCTTGCCTTCTAGTTTAGTTAGTTTGTTATCGTACAACTCTTTTGGCATTACGTGTAAATCATCAATCGTTACATCAAATAAGTTTGCGTCTATTCTTTCAGCAATTCTTTCTTCAGCCATTTCAAGTGTAATGTATAAAACATTTTGACCTTGAGTTAGAAAACTTGAAGCAACGTGACACATAAACAAAGACTTACCAACACCAGTCCCTGCCAAAGCGATGTTTAATGTTTTACTTGGAACACCACCTTTTGTAATTCTATTAAAGAAAGATAAATCAAATGGATATTTCTTTTCTTTTGTATGGTACCAATCAAATCTTGCTTTCGCATCTTCAATATAATCGTGCCCGATATGATTATCAAATGAAACAGCTAACGCATCAGCAAGAATACTAGGTATCGCTTCTGGTGTTCTTGTTTTATCTTTATTGTCTAATATCTTAATACCATCAAGTACAGCATTGTGTACTGCTCTATCTTTACAAAACTTTTCTGTAGTATCTAACAACCATTGTAAATCTGTTTCTTCGTATGATATACCGTTGACTAAATCTTTTATACCTTTATATTCTTCTTCGTTTAAATCTTTTCTATGATTAAGTTCGATTAAGATTGCTTCTTTAGTAGGTAAGTTCTTATACTTTAGTACAAATTTTTCTACTTCAACATACAATTCTCTTTCATCTTTTTTAGAAAAGTAATGTGGTTTAATAAAAGGTAAAGCTTTTCTTGTATAATTTTCATTATAAAAAAGATTTGTTAATATTGTATTTTCAATTCGATCAGACATAATGTAAATAACTTCCTATAATATACTTTGGTTCTTTAATTGGTTTATGTGCCGTATGTTTATGTGTCCATAATGGTGGAAACATTAATAACTTTCCTTGTTCTGGTTTAACATTTATATCATATTCTGAGAAAGAAGTCAACCCTCCTTCATTGTCATTTAGATATAAAAAGAATACTAAAAATCTTTTAGCACTGGCATAATCCATAACATCAACGTGTTCTTTAAATTCGTCTTTATCATTGACTTCGTATTTTTTAAATCTTATTTGTTCCCAACCATATTTCTCTGGCCAGTTATTTGTAATGTTAAATTCTTTTGCGTATTTTTCTATGTAAGAATTTAAAGTTGGATATAATATATTAACATATTCTTTCCAATCTTCGTGTAAGTTTATATTAATTTCTGTAAATGATCTATGGTTTTCTAATTCTGTTTTTTGCCATTGTAATCTACTATCTTCAAACTTATCTATTAGGTGTTGACAGTTTTCTTTTGTCAATACATTATCATATGTCTTAATAAAATTAACCATTAAATTCTACTTTACCCTCTTTTAATTGTTGTTCAACAATTTCTATTAGAATATCACCAATGTAATTTTTGAAATCTGTAGATTCAACATCTACCTTTTTAGGATTTACCATTATATCATAAGTAAATCTTAATGGTATATCACCACTATCTAATGGCTTAGGTTCAAAAGCAACTTTGTCATATTTGTAGATTACTCCATTATACTCACCTTCAAGTAATCTTACACAACTAAAGTCATCGCCTTCTCTTTGAGCAAAGGCGTATCTTTTATTCTTCTGTTTCTTCTTCTGATCCGTAGCTGAATTTTCGTTTTGCGATTTCATCTATCTTGTCTAATACCTCTTTTGTAAAATATTTTTCAGGTTCATCATTGATATTCTTACCAAACACTTTTGAACCGTCTGGCATTTCATATCTTGTTGACACTTTCTTAAAGATACCGCCTTCTTCAGCGAGACCAATAAGACCATAATATTTGTCTAAACCTTTTTTGTAAGTTAGTTTGACATCTATTTGTGCGTTTTCTTTTGTTAACCTTGATTTATAATTTTTACAATGAATAATATTACCAACGACCTCGGTACCGTCTTTTTCTTTTCTCTTACCAAGATAGATGATTGATGATGCAGCGTATTTTAAACCACTTCCGCCACCCATCTCTTTTTGTGGGAACATTGAACCAATGACATCATACGTGTGGTTCGTCATTATCATAGGTACATTTGCTTTACCTAGTTTCAATGTTAATACTCTAAATGTTGATTTAACAATTTGTGAACGAGTCATATCTCTTGTTTCTTTACCAGATGCTGTATCTTCCATCTCTTTAGTTGTAGATAACATACCTAAACTATCTAATACAAACATCAAAGGTTTTCTACCTGACTCTGGTTGTTCAATATACTTGTCTAAAATTTTTATAGATTGATTTCTAAATTCTTGTACTGTCGCAACTGGAACGATTACCATTCTCTTACTATCAATTCCTCTACTCTCAATCATATCTTTTGAGATCGCACTTTCTGATTCAAAATAAATTACTCCTGCGTCAGGATCCTTATCTAAAAATGCTTTACAAATACCTAATGCGAAAAATGTTTTACCTGTTGCGGCTTCACCAGCGATTGCTGTGATTTTGTTTCCTGGCATACCACCATAGATACTACCAGATAATAATGCGTTAAATGAATATGAACCTGTATCAATAAAGCTAGTTACATCAGCGCTATCAACACCATCACTCACTAAACTAGCATATTCATTACCAGTTTCTTTAATTATATCTTTTAAAAAATTACTCATATTCAATCTCCTTAATTGTGTTATAATATATCATACTTATTGTTATTTGTCAATGTTGATTTATATTGAAGTTCAAAATACATCTAATATCTTTTGTTGGTTGTTCAGCAGTGTGCCAGTTAAGACCATTAAATACAACAACTCTACCTTGTTTTGGAGTGATTCGTTTTAACTCTTTTATATCTTCAAAAAACGGTATATCGTCTTTATCTTTACTTCGGTAATTATATATAATGGTATCACCATCACTATCACAAACATAATATAAAAAAACTAAATGTTTTTCTGTTCTATCTAAATGTGGTGTGTCAACACCCTCTCCTACATATTCTTTGTTTAGTGGAAGTTGTAAAAACGATCTGGCTTCTAATAGTTCAGGATTTTTTAACTTTATCTTTTTGGCTGTATTGTTTATGATTGTTTCAAAATAAGATGATAAAGGGTGTACATCATCAAACATTATTTTGAATCCAGGTCTTCTTTGATGTAAATTATTTTCTAATGATACATCTTGTATAAATGACCATTTACTTTCATCATACAAATATTTTTTGACAATCTCTTGTTCAAATTCGTTTATTATATTATCGTATATCTTCACCATTTTCTAAATCTTTATCATAAGGTAATAAGTGTGTAGGTAGGTGCGCTTCACCTTCCCATTCAAATCTCAATTTAGGGTCTTTTGGAACATAACCTTTTTTAGGTTCTTCGTAATCTTCTGACTTTACTCTTGTCCATAGTAAATTTTTCATTTCATCTAAACTAACCATACCAAAATCATTGTAAACTCTTCCCTCAAACTTATCAGCCATATAGTGTACAATCTCTTTATTGTATTCTACTTTTCTTTGATAGTCCCAATATTCTTTTAAGTCTTTATATGATTGCTTTGTAATCGCCATCATATATTTATTTCTTCAAAGCAATGGCACCCATAAAATTAAAGTTCTGCCAAAAGTTATGTACCTCAAAACCAGCGTTTGTAAACATATCATAGATTTCTGTTTTAGTATTTAACTTCATCATATGCCTTAATTGTACTTCTTTATCTAATATCTCTTTGTCAGTAAAGTGTTTTCTTTTGTAATCATAAAAAGTAAAGGTCATCATATCTTGTATTCTAGGATTACAACTAAAAGTTTTTTCACTAAAGATAAATGCGCCACCAGTATTTAAACCATCGGCAACTTTATTAATTACATCTTGTCTATCTTTTGGTGACATAAACTGTAAAGTAAATATAGAAGTCACTAAAGAACAATTTTGAAAATTAAAATCTCTTACATCGCCTCTGTAGTAACTTAAATTTTGATACTTTTCTTCGTCCATATTATAATCGCCATAGAAATCATCTTCTATTTCAATACCTGTGTATTGTGCGTGTGGTATATGTTCGTTGTTTTGTTCTATCATACCTTTTAATAGTTTACCTGTTGAACAACCAATGTCAACAACTTGGGTATAATCTTCAACAAAATATTTTGATAGATTAAGTATATCACTCCATAAGTGACTATACCCTCTAACTGATTTGTCTATATGATTATCAAATCCTTCTTCTGATGTGGCAAATGTAAATTTAGTCATTATTTAACTCCTTATATGGTTTCAATACTTTATTATATACACTTTCAGCAAGTGCTTTCATCATAAGAGGTGGTACCATACGACCAATTCTTTCTGATCTTTGTTTATGTTCACCTGTTAATTTAAAGTCTTCAGGTAATGACATAATTCTTTTTAACTCTTTAATAGTAAACTTTCTATCTTCTAATGGGTGACACGTACCAGCAACACCAGCAAGATTACCCATCGCAGTAATTGTTGGACAAGGTTTTCTTAAACTACTTCTTTTCAAATTAAAGTGATGACCTTTATCGTGGTAATCCATACCTGTTAATACTTTGTCAGGATCTTTTGGCATTTTCATTAATGTTTTACCTACAGCTTTTTCTGGACTAATCTTATCAAACAAATAATCTAGTTCTTCTTTATCTTCATTTACTACATCATTAATTGCTTCGCCAAGTGTAGTTCTTGTATCATTTTTGTTAGGATAGAGTTGATACATAGTCATAAAATTTATACCGACTTTCTCAGCAACATCTTCTCTTACTGCGATAAAGAAAGTTCTTTTACGAGATTGTGGAACACCAAAGTAACTTGCGTCTAATACATCAGCGACAACAAGATAGCCTATTTGTTCAAATGTATTTTGTATTCTATGGAAATATTCTTTTGCTTCACCCATAGTTAAACCTTCAACATTCTCACCAATAATTACTTTTGGTTTAATTTCTTCTGCCACTCTTAAAAATTCAAAAAATAAATCTTCAACATTTTCTACACCTTTAATATCACTATATTGTTTTGTTTTACCAAAAGCATCTGCGTGAGTTCTACCTTTACCGTGTGATACAGAACCTGCCATACTAAACGCTGAACACGGTGGCGAACCATCTAGTAAATCAAGTTCACCTGGTTTTAAATTAATCTTTTCTAAAAAGTCTTTACCTGATAGTTTTTTAATATCGCCAGGTATAATTAAAGTATCGGGATAATTTTCTCTATATGTATTTTGAGCTTCTGGTACAAATTCATTTACCGCAAGTATCTTACCACCCGCAAGTCTA